CTTATCCGTGGGTATGAGTCCTTTGGGTTTAGACACCACGGAATTTTCAGTGATGGCACTGAACATTTGAATGGGTTTGATGTGAATGATTTCTGGTTTGGTGATGTCGTCGTCCGAGGGAAAGTCGCGTTCGAACAAATCCAGAACGTACGAGGGAATCGACGGACTTTGTTCGATGAGAGCGTCGTATTCCCCCTTGAGAAGTTCGACCATGTCCGCGCCGTCGCGGCTTCTGTCGACCAAGGGTAATGCCAGTTCCAGGCGCACGACGCGCGAGAACTTCCCAAACTGCATCGCCGCCACACGATGCGCCTCCATGAGTTCGCTCACTTTCAAAAATTGCGCAATGGTGGCGATGAGACCGGCGATGAGGTTGAGACCTCCGATGCTCGGAGGGACGTACGGCTGTAAACTCACGGGAAACTGCTCTTGTGCAAAGTTCGCGGTTCCAGTGAGCGTGGACAACACGATGACTGGAAGGGTGTAGTGCATGTTCGATTTGCGATACTTTAAAAACGCCTGGTAATGCATGTATCTGTAACACGCCGCGCTCTCACCCCACCCCTTGAGTATGGCTTCCTGCTGCGGGTGCCAAATTTTAGGCATTTTTTTATCTTTTTCCATTTTAGAATAGATGAACATAATATTCACACTTCACGCAGCTTTACTTTTGATGCTCATCGTCATCCCGTTCACGAACAACGAACGTTGGCTTCAGACGTACTCCCTCATCATCCCGTTCATATTTTACCACTGGAGCGTCAACGACGACACGTGTGCCATGACGCAGTTGGAGACGTACGTGACTGGTAAGAACAAAGACGAAACCTTCTTCCATCGTCTCGTGTCTCCTGTGTATAAGATGGACGACACCACCGCGAACAACATGCTGAAGAGCATCCTCTTCTTCCTATGGATGTTTACGCAGTACCGACTCGAACGGTTCAAAATCCTCGAAGATGACTTAAAAAAGATTCTTGCGAAGTATCGTGTCAATAAAAATTAAACACTCCCCAAAGATGCAGACGGCTTTGAGCACTCGCTCTTTATCCATGAAATATGTAATGAAAATAAACACGCACGCCTATTATTAAAGGGACCCCCTCTTTTTAATAATATATGTACAAGGTGCTCGCCATCGATGTTGGGTATCATAACATGGGTTTGGTCCTGGCACGGTGCGAAAACGCGCGAGTTGACGTCGTGTGGATGAAAAAGGTGAGTTTGGGCGATTATAAATACATTCACACCAATGACATCGTCGACTTAGTGCCCCTGATGGTCCATGAATACCGACACCACTTCGACGAGGCCGACCACGTGCTCATCGAGAGACAACCCCCTGGGGGATTTCAAAACATCGAGATTCTCTTACACTACATGTTTCGCGACAAAGTGACCCTCGTGAACCCAGTGTCGTTGCACGCGCACTTCGGCATGAGACATCTAGACTACGAGCAGAGAAAGGAGAGAACCACCAGTATCGCGGAGAAGTACATCGAAGGGGGTATACCCTACGACAGAAAACACGATATTGGTGATGCACTGTGCATGATTGTGTACTTTAATTTTAGAAAGTCTGTACATTTTTTTGATAGATTTAGATTTACTTAAACCTCCACGACTGGTTCGCGGGGTCTCTGAAACGACGCATCTCCTCGAGCGCGTTGAACATGACCGCCGGACTCGTCCCTTTATTCGTCGCCGCGTCGATGTCCACGTACTTGTTCACTTCACTCCTCTGCGCCTTCTTGAGCTGCGCGTAGCGCCCACGGACGCGTTCGGCCACGAGCGCCTTTGCCTCGACGAGCGCCTTTGCATAGTTCTTCATGCCCTTGTATTTCATCATCTTTTTTCCATAGTTTGAGAAATTCTTCGACTTTGCCAAGTCCTCGACCATCGTCGTCTTCGCCGTGGACTTTGTCGGCGCTTTCAGAGTGTTTAATTTTCTAAGAGCCTCGAACAGACGCCTCGGCGAGGACTCTGCGTTTACCCCCGCCGCAATTTGCATGGCGAATTGCTTTGAATTTACATCGGCGTTTTCGTACGCGCGCAACACCCGGGCGTACAAAAGGTTGCGACTGTTTCTCACCATCGCGACGTAATCTGGGACTTTCCTGTTCTTGTACCCAGCCAACTTCATTTGGTAGTCGTACAACGTTTTGGAGTTTGCCAATTCGCGCGCACTCATCCTGTGTTACGGTGAACTCACAATTTATTTTTAATCTTCTCACAGATGACCTTACGCGAGTTCTTGTTGGCGACGTTAACGTTCAACCCTCGTGCGATGCGTCGCATCTCATCCTTTTTGATGCGACACGCGCGTTTCTTCACGTCTCCCTCCCACGCCCTGATGAGACGTTCGACGTCGCGCCACTTCCTGTCGAGTCGCGCGCGAACAATCTTTCCCAAATGTTTGAAATCCGTGGGCGTGTACGTGGCTTGGCGCATGACTTTCGCGACCATGCGCTGATACATGGGCTCTACGATTTGTCCGCGTATGTCGACGTTTCGACCGACACCCATGGTGCCCGCCGTGTTAATCTGACGCATCAGCGCAGCGCGTTCCGCGGACGCTCGCGCGTTCTCGAGTCTCCTCTTTTTGGCGCGATGGACTTCGAGCGCCATTCGAGCGGCTTGCTCGTTTCGAGACAGTGCTTTTCTTTTCTCGGCCATATAGTATACATGAAGAATAAAAACGTAAACGTGTACGTGGGTTCCATCGTGCTCTTGGTGATCGTGCTCGTCTACGTGTGGTACAACCCACGCGTGGTCGAGGTCGAGGTCCCCGTGGAAGTGCCTGTGGAAGTGCCCGTCGTGGTCGACGCCCCGAATCGCGCGCCTGAGTACAGGGGGCCGCCCATCAAAAAGTATAAACCAGGGTACATGCAGCAGATGGGTCTGTTGGTGGACGCGACCGGAGAGCAGACGCTCCCACTCTACGGGAGAGAAGCGACGGGGTACAGAGACCGATACAATTACTACACGACCACGTCCGGGGAACAAATGTACCCAGTGCCTGTGACCCACGGTGGTCGGGAGTGCACTGAGGACATCGGTTGTCCTGAATGCTACGGCGAGGAGAGCGTGGACATCCTCGGCAAGACTGGAGCGTACACGGTGAAGATGTACCGCACCGACAACTTCTTCTAAACAAAGACGACGCCAAACTTTTGACGCATCAAACGCTTCGCCCCGTTCAACGTCGGGCGCGACCAGAGCAACCACCGCGACCAGAACCCTGGGGTGTGCACGCCCACCTTGGTCCAGGTTTCCCGTCGACGATGACGCACCAAGTATCGCTGCATCCTGTCCCTATCTTTGTGTATGGTGTAGTCCGAATACCCCTTGCCACCAAAGTCCACAAACTTTCCACTGTCCACGAAGACGGCGCGGAACTTCTTATCCACCTTTGGGCTCTCGATGAGACGCACTTTCATATACAATCCCATGATATTTTTGTTCACATCATGCATTTGGCGCAGTATTTTTCAACTTTTTGCATGCGACGATAGGCATAGAGTCCGACGAGCGCCAGAAGCGCCACGGCGTAGGTCATCTGCGTCATCTGCTTGCGCAAAAAGAACAGAGCGACGACGATGATGAGCATGAGAATCTCTTCCATCGTGGGCATGAAGAAGCGCGCGGATAGGTCCGGGGTGTCTTCTGTCGGTTCGGGGGCGGTGTACATCGAGCGCTTGTATCCTGGCATTTTTATAATCTACATAGAAATTAATGTGGTGGTTCGTGCCCGTCGGTCTCGTGGTGTGGGATTTTTGTAAACCACCCATGGATGCGTTGTACTTTCAAAACCCATGGCGCCCCTTCGTTGGGATGCGAAACACGCTGGTGGACATCTTTTTTGGACAGAGGGACTACCACCCCTTCGACCTATGGCCCATAGGGTTCAACTTTGGCAAGATACGTCGTGAATTCTTCGAACGCGAAAAAGATGTGGAGAAACACTACTTCCACGACTTGGACCCATGGTTTCCAAAAAACACGGGGTATTATTATTACAACGTCAGGGACTTTCCCGTTTTACAAAGCGTCATCGATACAATCCCACAGGTGGACAAAGACACCGGGGTCATCGCCGTCATCGAGGGTCCGATGACCATCCCACCGCACCGGGCGGAGAGTAATTTACAACTACGATATCACATGACCTTGGAGGGGTCGGGCGACTGCACCTTGCACCTCAAGGATTCCAAGCACACGCACAACACAGGTGATGAGTTCATGTTCGACCACGCCCGCTATCATAGTCTCGAAAAGACCAGCTCCGGGAGACGGGTGACAGTAATATTGGATGTACATCGGTTCTGACTGGTGCCTGAACCTCCAGCAGCACGACCTCCCCGACGTCGTTCCTAGCCTGGATGAGCATCGTCGGTTTCGGTGGTGGTCGAGGAGGACCCGGCTTGGGGTCCATGCCAAAGAGGAACCTAAACATTTTTTAAAAAAAGGTGATGTTTTTAATTAAAAGTTCATCACTTATATAATGCATGAACAGAAATGGCATTATTTATAAGATTACAAGCCCTTCTGGCAAAGTCTATGTTGGACAGACTTTGCAGAGTTTCAAGGAAAGGGTGAAATGTCATAAAAAAGTATCTTCTAATTGTACACTTGTGAAGAGGGCTATAAACAAATATGGCGATAAGATGATTTATGAAATCATAGAAGAAGCCCCTGAAGAAAAATTGGATGAACGAGAGGCCCACTGGATAAAAACCTTAAATTCTTTAGCACCGAATGGATACAATTGTAGCACCGGAGGGAATAAAAACAAAGTAATATCACAAGTTATGAAAGACAAAATACGAGAGAGTGTGAAATCTAAAAATATTGAACGAAATGGATATTTAGGATGTGTGGTGAAGACTAGCAACGGGTTTGTACCTCGAGTTAGTGAATCCAAAAAGCAGAAATATTTATCAAATGGTGCATTCAAAACAGAGAATGAAGCAATTGAAGTACTTAAAGAATATACAAGAGACCCAGAAAACTTTGTAAGACCTGATGGTTCAAATAAGAAAAATAAAGGATGTGTGTATAAAGATAAATTTGGGAAATGGCATGCTAAAAGTCAACGTGATTATCTAGGTACATTCGATAATGAAGAAAATGCGCGTAATTTTTTACAGCAAATTTTACATACGGGATACACATGTAAAAAGTGAAGAAATCCCTCTCGGCGAGTTTCGATCTCGCTACCTTCCGATTAACAGTCAGACGATCTTCCGATTGATCTACGAGAGAATGTTCCAGCCTACCGGATTCGAACCAGTGACCCACTGAGCTTTGATGACGACTACAATCAGTTGCTCTTCCAACTGAGCTAAGGCTGGCCTACTATTATAAACATTTTATTCTTTAAATAATATATGATTGTCGTGATTGTACTTCTCGCGATCGTGTTTCTGATTTTACGCAGAGAACGTGAGTGGTCGTACGAGACCTATCTCCTGACGCTCCCAGAAGCACGCGACCGGCGAGAGAAGTTCTTCAGGCACAACACCAACGGGCCAAAGGTGCACGTCGTCTACGGACAGGACACGCGCGAGGTGGAGACGGCTCGTAAATTTGAGCAACACGTGCAGAGTGAATTCATGGAAAAGGCGGTGGAGATGCACTACGACCCATCGATCGTGCGCCCGAACATCACGTATTTCAACTTGGGTGCCATCGGGTGTCAGATGGGCCACGCTGACATATGGAATCGAGCATCGAAAGCTGGACACAAATACGCGCTCGTGTTCGAAGATAACGCGGTGGTGAGTTCTTCGAAAAAGTTGCATCAGTACGTCGAGTCGTTCATCGAGGAGAAGGGGGACGACTTCGAGGCGTGTTTCTTCCACTGTCTGCACTATCTCCCAGACGAGGTGCAGAAAGATAGGGTTCGGTGGATTTCGAGCACGAAGTGCTACCTCCTGCACGTGCCAAACATGCAAAAGTATTTCCCGATGTTTTTCCCCATGAACAACCACGTCGACCTGAAGTTTGAAGACGTCATCGCCAAGGGTGCGCGCGTGTACTACCGAGACCTTCGCAAGTACTTAAACATCGACCGGAGCGTGCCGTCAATCATAGGACACAGCGCACACGACGAGACCGAGATGTTCTCTCGACAATTCCCCAAAGCCACGGTCGTGGACCTGATTAAAGGATGGTAGGGTGTCTCTTGCGTTCTTCTTCGGTGCGCAAAAGTTGGGTTATGCTCAAGAACAGCACAATGACGAAGAGGGCGTCTTCGAAATCACGCACGGCGGCAAACGCGAGGAGGAACAGCGTAAAAAACTTGAAGAAGGGGTTTTCGGACACGTTATCGAGTAGCTTTGGTTTCTCGGTCACTCCCGGAGCACCGAACACGCTGTGGAGGAGGATGGTGACGCCGTAGACGAGTGGGCCGTTGACGATATTTTCAGTCTTCCCCAAATAGTCAAAGCCATCATGTGCGACAAGACCCGCGATTGAAAATGCACACAGCGATATAAGTAGGGGAGTGCTCTGAAGAGACATGTGTATTTATACAACATTAAATTTTATGGAGAATAAATTTTCGGGATAAAAGGCGTACGGGATCATACGACCACCATCGCACACGAAATTTTTTCGAAGCTCGACGTGTTCGCACACCTCCCTCGACATGCGCGCGCACAGGATGTTGTCGTACACGCACGGGGTCGCCACGTCGAGCGTCGCGTCGGGGCGCATGATGGTGGTCTCCACGTTGTACACCTTGAGGGCATCGAGAATGTACCCATAGTCGCAACACGCGTTCACGACGACGACGCAGTGTCCATTCATGGCAAACTGGTGTTGGATGTCGAAGAGAAAATCTTCGTGGTCCTCTGGTGTGATGACGACGTTGGCGTGCGGTTCGGACATGGATGCGTTTCGAGTGACCTCGCCGTACTTTTCCTCGATTTCCAGAAAGACCACACCGTGGATGCTTTCAGCGAGGACGTGGCACTTTCTGATGTACCGCGAAACTTCTTCAATCTTCGATTGCATGCCAAAGCCCGTGATGCCGACCAAGCTCACGGGGAGGTCCGCGTTGAAGATCGTTCGGGCTTCCTTCTGGGTCTCCATGTCCCCGATGCAGTACAGTCGGTCGAGGGTGAGAATGTGTCTCCGAGCGAGCTTCATGTTCAGGGGTTCGCGAGACGTGTGAAGAATGGACCCCGGCTCGTTCCGTGCCTGGCCTGTGACGAACATGTCTTCCATGAACCCATGGTTGAGTCCACGCCATCCCTCGACGACGCCTATGACCCTGTTGTGTCGCTGTTTCTCCCGAAGTGCGATTTCCGTGATGCACGAGTTCACTCCGGGGGAAAGTCTTCCAGGTGTAATGATGCCGACGTTCATCTTTTGTTGTTTCTGAAACGCTGAAATACTCTAATTAAGAAGTATGCGAGGAGAGAAATGACGACAGCCATTTTCAAATTAAACAATTTATCAGATGGTTCGTACGAGGGGTTGAATTTAGTGTCAACCACGAGATGTTCAAAATGTTTGTTGAAATGTACGTGTTCTATGTCATCTATTGTTTTGTAATCATATTTAGCATTTTTGTCCACAATAGATGAACACCTGTAAATTCCGAAACCACTAAACGCGGATTGCACTTTTACGTGTTGTTTCAATTTCAATCCTATCGTTGGCAATTTCGTCATCGGGCGCACCGCGCTGATGTCATAGGGGATGCCCATGTGTTTCACGACAGACATGCCGAACAAGGCATCGACGTCCTTGTTATTTTCCATGAATTCAAACATGCCATCCAAATGCGATGGGTCGTACGATTCGAAATCCATGTCCAACATGCACACGTAATCGTAAGCCTCGTCGGCGTTCATCACCGCGTCGAGACCTTGTTGTCGAATGTACGCCAAACGCCGAACGCGTTTCGCGCAATTGACCTCACCCAATCCACACAGTTCGAGAGAACTTTTATCGTCGAGGTCGAGTGTGATGACTTTCTTAATGTCGGCGCGTTTCAGGATGTTTTTGGTATCGTCCACGCTGTTGTTTTCGACCGCGTAAATGTCGTGTCCGTGTCGCTTCAACAGATTAAGATTTGGTTCGAGATACTTTTCACCATCCTTCACTATGAAAATGAACGCCACCTTCATATGTATTGGATGCACATTTTTTTTCATCGCGCACAACTTTTATCAGCCTGCAACACGTAGAACAACATGGCGATGAGTGATATGTACATTGGTATCCACTTTTGTTCGTTTGGAATTGCAATCAACAACACCGCCATGGCGATGATGAATTGCCACTTGAAAAACTGTGCGTAATCGCGACACGCGCGCACGAGGCGTTCAACAGTGGGCGTGCCGGGATAGGACACGAACACGGCGTTCGATGGTGTGGTCATGTTAAATGGGGACATGTTTTCAAAGATGCGTTCGTGTTCATCGACTTTGATGAAATCGTACTTTTCACACATTTTATTAAAGTTAACCTGGTCATCCTGACACTTTTCGCCTAGTTCATCTTGTAAGATTATTTTCAATTCCTTGACGTATCCCATGTACATCCCCGCGTTGGCCATGCCTTCGCTGGTGCACATTGGAAACACCTGGCGCACGATGTATTTTGAAATAATGTCTGGATGTTTCGAAAACAACACGCGACAGTCGTAGGATTTGAACAGTTGTTCAACCTCCTCGGGTGTTTTATTAATCTTAGAATCAAACCCATCGATGAACACGACGATGTCTTCGTCATCTTTGCTCGTGGTGATGTATTCCAATACGCCTTTAGACTTGTCCGAGTATCCGTTCCACTTCGTACCCCACCCTAACACTTTCACTGGAACGTCGAACTCGTTGTGCACGAGCTCTTCGAAGAGTCCGCTCGATTTATTCGCATAGGTCACGACTTCCATGACTCTTGATGTACGCTGATATAATTTTCACGCGTTCCGGGTCTTCGGTCAACTCTCGCGCGTCCGTGATCACCTTGTTGTATTGAAGGGGGGTCATCTTTTTCACGAGGTCGTCCCACCCTTTCTCATAAAGAAAGCGCTTGAGGGGTATGTTTGCTTGGCTGTTCCAGGTCTGCTCCCTGGTGGTGGTTTTTGTTCTCATGCGTGCGTCGCGTTATGGCGTGTTCATTACAACGGTTTCAGTGGTAGGTTATGACGCGTTTGCCACGCATGACTTGCAGGACGCCTCCGTGAATGCCATAGTCCCCAATCTTTGGAATGTAATTAATTTCCATCTTCGACCCATTATGAATGATGACCTTTTTCGCATCATTCAAAATGGCTCGGTCTGTCACCTGTTTGACTCCACACCCCCAACGGTAATCGTACACTGGTGCGTATCCCATGTTTCTCTCTATATATATAGTCTTTGTGGGTGGGGGTACTGGGGGTTATTTTCTACAATTATTACAGAAATGATATTCGTATGATGCAGAGCACCAAGGTTCGATTCGTGAAGGAGCATTCGGATGCCAGCGGGTCGGACCTGACTACGTGCAGATGAAACTCATTCACAAAGATGACGTTGGTAAATTCCACAATTCGATAACTATCACAAACTCATCGACGCATCTAAATCAACTTCTACGTGGTACACGAAGTTCGTGCGAAACGTGTCGTGCACATTTACTGGGGTAGCCGAATTCGTGAAAACGCTATACAAACACGTCGCCTACGGAGGTGGAGACAAGTACATGCTTCACAACTTGCGGTAGTAATCACGCACCACATCATCGGTGATGAACACCTGGTCTATGTGAAACCGTTGGAGCGCACACCGTGCGCGGAATATGCTTCTGTGTCTATCACTGACCGGCTCACGTTTCGCATCGCGCACGTAGCTCGCAGCCACGCCCGGTGCGTACCCTCTGGTTTTGTTAAGCCACCAGACGCGTGCGATGTCTTCTTTCGAATTCTGGGCGAGACACGCGTCGCGTACGGTGAGTTCTGACTTATGGTAGTCGTGCCCTCCCGGCAACATCGCGTTGCGTAGGAATCGATCGTACAGCAGAAAGGCGCGATAATCGTTCCCTTGACAGTCGCCCTCCAGGTCGACGCGTTTTGACGAGAGATGTCTATGGACGGCGCGTCTGTTGTTCAGGTTCACTCCACTGTTCGACAGTCGCCGACAATACATGTCTATGGTCGACGGTGCATAGTTATTCGCGATGAGTACGGTGCGAAAATGCTCCATTGTCCTAGTCAATCATCGTTTCATAACTTTAAGGAAGGGACGTTTGAAAGCGAATCTCGACTCTTTCGCCTCTTTAAAGCAAAAAGGGCGCTCATCCAATGTGTTATGGCTTTTTCATGTTTCTCGACATCATCTGTCCCCAATATACTGAGTCCATTACACACATCTGGTTTATTGTCTTTATCGGGAAATTCCATATTGAATTGTATGATGGCGTTCGCGGGGATGTCGGGGGCGTCGTCAAGGAGGCGGTCGTACTCTTGTCGACACATGTTGACGAATTCTATGACGTCCTGTCTGTGTTCGGGGTCCAG